AACTACCCCTGCAAAAAAAGAGTTAAAAGAAATTGCTGGTATGATTACTTGACCATTCGGATTACTGTTATATGTAGTAACTCCCCACTGTCTATATGCCTAAGCCTTGCAAAGGCATATATAGCTAACACCTCCGGATGGACCATAGACATTCAACCTATCATCGAGCCCGTATGAGTTATTGCCATCGCCTCCATCGGTCACACATCCCTGTAAAAAAGTTGATGTAACGGGCAATACAAGTTTTTCTACAGCAGTAGTTTTTTTTACGTACAGTCCCCACTGTATAAAGAGTGTAGACGAGCATCTAAAACGGATGCAAAATCCATGATTATCAATATGTTTTAGATAAATGAGAAATACCAAAACAGCCGCATTCTCGGCGATCCGCATCAAATAAAACTATCTATAGATGCAGATATGCCGATTTTTAGAGTATCAATAGTAACAATGATAGAGCCGCACAGCGGACGGGTTTTATGCGTCTGTATGCGGCTCGTATAGTATCGCATTAGTAACAATTATTTGAGTAATTCGATGCATTTACGGAGCTGGCGCAGTCCTTTATGCGTGTAGACGCGCTCTGTGATGTCGCCGCCGGCATGGCCGAGGATGCGGCGTTTTGCTGTCTCGTTCGCGCTGGCATTATCAAGCAGTGTCGCTACTGTATGTCGGCAGTCGTGGGTTGTATGACCATCGGCACGGATGCGGTGCATGACGGTCCGCCATACTGTGCAGTACCGGCCATAGTTGTACGGCCGTCCCGTATCATCGCAAATAAGGGCATCACCTGGGCTTTTCATGCGGGACTCGATGAGCGCCGCGATGCGATGATGAATTGGGATAATGCGGATGCCGGCGACAGTTTTGCTGTGCGTGATACTAATATATCGTTGCCGCAGATGTACGTCTGATTTTTGTATGTTAAGCATCTCTCCGCATCGCATGCCCGTATAGAGTAGTATAAGAACTGTATCGACGCCTGGGATGTCCGAGACGGACCACAGCTTGTTTATCTTTTGTCGGCTAAATGGTTTGTGTGGTCTAACTGCTTTGTTTTTTCCGATTGACAGTAATGGGGCATAAGATTTGGCACTTAGCTCGATTTTATGCGCATATTTTTCTAATAGAGAAACGAGGGAACGGACTTTTTTCAAGGATGAATAGGAAAGCCCGTCTTTTCGCATGCCGTCAATAATTTTTTGGTAATCAGCATAATGTAAGCTGGAAAAGGGAGCATAATGCAAAAGGGTAAGATGCTGAAATGAATTGCGATAACTATCTAATGCAGATTGCGATGGATTCGTATCTGCAATATGCGCTGGCAGCCACAGATGGTACAGTTCGATTAATGTAGTCTGATGATTAGGAAGAGAGTAATGACGATGAAGCTTGTTGTAATCAGCTTGATAAATCTCTGCATCAATTTGTGTACAAAAGTATTCGATGGGCTTTTGCTTCCCGTCTTGCGACACTACAAAGACAAAAGGCCGCCGCCGATTGCCTGATAATTTTTTAATACTGCCATAGCCATTAGGCTTGCGCATAGTAACACATCCTTTTTATTTTTATTATAGGAGGTAAGTATGGAAAAAGTAGATTATTTAATTAAGTTTGATGATGACGGTAACCGTGGGGAGACATACGATGCTGTATTTATGACAGCGGAAGAAATTGCGGACTATCAGGCAAATGGATTTATCGCAGTAAGCACAGCAGATTACCAAAACTTGCTTGGTAATAATGATGAGCATCAGCTATATATCCGCCAAAAAGATGGGACCTTTATTCCGAAGCCGGCATACGTTCCAACAGCGGAGGAAGTGCAAGCCGCTAAGTTGTCCAAATTGGACACTGAATACGCGGAAAAACTGGAAGACAATAAAAACTCCATTATTATCGCCGCTACCGTTGACCAGGATGAAGAGTACGCTACCCAGTTGCGAAAGGAACGGCAAGCTCTACAGTCAGAATACATTGATAAAAGGAGTGAACTCTAATGTCAGAAAAGAAATGCTTTTTATGCGGCAGACCAATGAAACAACAGGAAGGGATTTTGTATGAGTTGTGTACGAATCCAAAATGCCCACGGTCGAAACCGTTGCCCGCGCCGACAGATAAAAACAAACAGGAAGGAACAGATTAAATGGAGGGAATTGTTAATTTTTTAAGAACACTACTCCCGGTAGGGACTGAAATAGAATGGGGTACAACCGTGTCATGCATTGGCACGGTTTTTTCGTATCTGCTTGGCTGGGACGCCGTGATGGAAGCGTTGGTTATTGCTATGGTAGTAGATTATCTGACCGGTGTATTGGCGGCGTATATCAATCCCCATTTGGCATTAAACAGCCAGAAGGGATTTAAGGGCATACTTAAAAAGCTGATGATTTTATTGCTTATCGCCTTGGCTCATGAACTGGATCATGCCATTGGTCAGCAAGTCATACAAACCGTAGTAGTGTGGTTCTTCCTCGGCAATGAAGGCCTTTCCATCATTGAAAATGCCGGAAAAGCAGGTCTGCCAATCCCGAATAAATTACGTAATACCTTAGAACAGTTGGCAAGTGAAAAAGGAGATATGAAGAAATGAAAGTATTTATTAATCCAGGACATGATACAAAATACGACAGCGGTGCAGTAAATCCCAGCAGTGGACTGAGAGAATGCGACGTAGCTGCCAGCATTGGCGCAAAAGTTATGAAATATTTAACCGCTGCGGGATGCGATTGCCGCCTTTTGCAGTCGGACAATCTCTATTATGACAGTGAGTATGATGACCGCCCCGTATCTGTGTGCGAAGACGCCAACGAATGGGGTGCAGACATTTTCGTCAGCATCCACTGTAATGCTTGCAATGGCAGTGCATGCGGTACGGAAGTCGAATGCTACGACAGCGGCAGTAACGGCGGAAAGCTTGCCCAGTGTATTCAAGACCAGATTGTCGGTGCATTGGGTACATTCGACCGTGGCGTAAAAGAAATGCCGGGGCTGATTGTATTAAAACATACAGATATGCCGGCCGTGCTCGTTGAAACGGCATTTATCGACAACGACGCAGATGCCGCACTTTTGGAAAATAAGGCCGACGAATTTGCCCGTGCTATTGCCCGCGGCGTGACGGACTATCAACAAACTTTATAGGCGAAGTCAATGAAAGGAGGTGAGTGTATGAGTATTTGGGGGAATCTTTTATCATTTGTATTGACATCTTCCTTAAATAAGCGTAAGGAAGCGTTAGAAGTAAAATTACAAAAGCAGATAGAAACGACGGATTCGGATTGGGTAAAAATGAGAAATCAAGGGTGGCTGGCCTTACTTGATAATGCTGGGCCGTTTGTGATCAGCGAAATTGAAAAGAAATTAAACAAATAGAAAAGGAGATTTTAAAATGAACGAAGACATCAAAAACGTAGTAAGTGAAGCATTGCAGGAAGTTTTGGCGGAAGTAAAAGGGGATGCAACAGATTTTGTAACCAATACGGCATTCCCGTATGTCGATGAAGCTGTGAAAGACTTTGAATCTGCTCAGATGGCCGAAGCAGAAACATCAGCATCAGGTTGGGTTAAAATCCGCGCGAAACTCATCAATACCGGTATTAACTTGGTATGGACTGTAACGAAAAAAGTTGTTACTAAAATCTTAGAAAAAGCAGCGGATGACGAAACGGTACCGGCAGTACAGTAAATAAAATATAATATGTAATGTAAAGAGAGGGCACTCAACTGAGTTAATCATTCAGTTTAGTACCCTCGTTTTAAATTTTGGATTTGTTGCTATTAGTTTATAAACCAGCACTTTACAACTTTTACGCCACCTCGGAAGTTGATGAAGCTAGTTTACACAAGGCCTGCACTAAGTCCGTTGGATTTTTTGCGGTTTGGGCCTTAGC